AAAACAATCAACATTTGTAAAAATTGATACATATAGGCATGTATTAAAAATCGATAAAGATTTAGCATATCAGTTATCAGGTACTTTATTAGCAGAAACTATTGAAAAACATGCTGTAGAATTTGTAGCTGGAAAAATAAATGCTATAATTGCTAAACCTAAAACGAAATTGTATATGTACATACCTATTGAAAGAATAGTCAGAAACACCGATCCTATTGAAGCTATTAAAGCAGATCAAATTAATGATAATTATATTGTGTATTGGATATACTCTCGTTGGAAAGAAAAAACAGATGAATCAATCACGCTGAATGATATTTAACATTATCAATCATTTCTGTAAAACTAATTGACATATTGTGAATATAAAATAAAACAGAAGCTTTATGAAAACAGTATTTAAAAAACAACTGGAAACTAATAAACCAGTTACTGAAGAACTTTTATCTAAAATTAGATTTAAAAAATATGATAACGGTGAAAATATTAAAGTAGGTGATATTGTATTGTATGCTATGTTAAACAGGGGTTTAAACAAAGGTTTAGATAAAATCCCTGCTACTGATTTGAAAGTTATAGCTTTAAATAAAAACCAATTTGATTTATATTGTGTAGATGAAAGTGTTGTTGGTGGAATTATTGGTGGAACTGAATTACCTACAATAAAATTGAAATAAAATGTTTTAAAACAGAAACACCATGACACGCAATACCATAGATTGGACACATAAAAGAATTACAATTAATGACATACGTAAATTAACTAAATTATATGTTATAAAAATTCATGATTCAATATCCGGAGAAGCAGAACAAATTGAATCTGCTCTATTCATTAAGGACATAATTTTTGAAGAAAGATTGAAGTCCTATTTTCTAAAAGACATTACAAAAATAACTAGAGAAGAAATTCTTTCGGTTAATTGGAATATGTACATCACTAAAGGATATTATATTAAGATAAATGATAAAGGAGACGTTGAAGAATTTCATCATGATACCCAAAAAATGTATGTATCTTATTTAGAAATTGATGGTCCATTGGGAACTTTTAGTTCAATTTACAGAGATAACGAATTATGCAAGCAATAAAATGAAAAGAAAAAATGTTTATAAATTAATTGATGGTGAAAGAGACTATCAAGATAGTAGATGGAATAATGATGAAGAAAAACGTTCTGGAAAATCTGATATTTTAGATAAAGATAAAAGTTTAGCTGAATGGCTAAATTATATTGAATTTCATTTAAATGAAGCAAAACATAGCGTATACGCGCTTGAATCTAAACAAGTTAAAGAATCAGTAAGAAAGATTGCTGCACTAGCAGTTGCTTGTCTCGAAAATAATGATTGTCCACCAAGAAAACTAGAAAAATAAAATGGAAGAAGAATTATGAAAATACATTTAATTTGTCCCGTAAGAAACGTAACAGATGAACAGCAAAAGGAAATTGACGATTACGCTGCAGCTCTAAAAGCTGAAGGGCATGAAGTTCATAATCCTAAATATGCTGTAGATCAAAATGATGCAACAGGATTTACTATTTGTTTAGAACATTTTTATTCAATGGCTAGCACAAATAGAGTTGACGTATTTTGGGATGTTAATTCAAATGGAAGTCATTTCGATTTAGGCATGGCATTCGCAATGAAAAAAGCAATTAAGCTTGTTAAAACATATCAACCCGATAATGAAGGAAAATCATATGTAAAAGTAATGCAACAATTGGAGGCACAAAATCAAGTTCAACAAGTCGTATTAGATACATATCCTGAATTAATTAGAAAAGCTAAAGAAGAAAAATTAAAATATGTTAGAGTTCAAGATTTTGAAAAAGCTGCAGCAGTAAGAGAACGTGAAAGAAATTTAATGGCTTCTCTCGAAGATGCAGCAAAACATTTTAATTTAATCAACATATACACGGACGCAATAAATATATAAAATCATGCCAGAATCAAGAGTGTCAATTACGCCAGAAATCATTAAACAATCAAAGACATTAACATGTGATTGTGGAGGAATGATATTCCATACTGGAATGATATTTAAGAAAATATCTCAATTTCTATCTCCAACAGGAAAAGAAGAACTCTTCCCAATGGAAGTTATTATTTGCGACAAATGTGGAAAAGTTCCTACAGAATTTAACACCCACAAAATTATCCCAGAAGAATTGCTAGCAAAACCATTTGTTGAACCAACTGTTCGATCAACTGGCATTGCGGGCAGCATTGGTGGATTTACCGCATAACACACGAAGAAAAATAACCAATCATTTAATAAATTTAAAATCATGGAAGACAACAATCAAAAATGTGGCGATAAGCCTGATAAGCCACAATCTATTTTATCATCAATAGATCAAAATTTTCAAGAAGAATTGGAAACTTATGGAAGATTGGTTAGTGCAATTAATCAAGGAATAGATAGATTTAAATTATCAAAACCTGAAAATTCTGATGAATTATGTGCTGCGGGTGATCTTCCTAAAACTTCCAACGAATATGCTATTCTGTTGGACAGAAAGATAAAAATGTTTTCGGGATTGAATCATCAATTATCTATCATTCAAAATAGATTAGAAGAAATTTTATAAAAAATAAAAATAACTAAATAAAAATTAAAATCATGGAACAGTATTACAAAGCAACTGTAAAAGTACAGTTTGAAGACAAAAAAGGAAACGTAAAGTTTAAAAGAGAAGCTTATATCGTATCAGCTATTTCACCTACTGATGTAGAAGCTAAAATCGCAAAAGAACTTAACACCGGAGATTATGAAATTGTAGGCATTAATGTTACAAATATTGTAGACATTATTAAGTAATTAAATATGAAAATCTTACTATCACCCTTGAAATAAACGAGGGTGATATTATGTTATCTATGAATCACTTAAATTTCCATTAATATATAACTTATACAAACAATTAAAATTACTAATATGAGTATGAGTTATAATAGATCAAAATTCGTTTTTTCAGAACTATTTAAAAACGCAACTGGAAAAACTTCTGGTTCGGGATTTATAGGAGTAGAACTTGGAATGATTGCTGGTGCTGGAATGATTGCAGGAACAGTGGGATATTTTTTAGAAGTTCCAAATACTCTTGAATATCTTGGAATAATTTTAAAATTGGTTGCTGCGGCTACTATATTACTTGGAGTAAGAAAATTATCTGGAGACTTCAATAGTGAAAAAATAGCAGTCGCTGATGCAACTATAGCAGATACAGCTATAAAAGCAGATATTGCAACAGTAAAAGCAGCATATATTGCTAAAGCTGAAAAAGAAAACTATAAACCTGTTGAGTGTAATAGAATAAATATAATAACAATGCCTAACAATTTTGATTTTTCGCAACTTAAAGATATTAAGACAATAGAAGTTAATCCACAAGGATGGATAACTTCATTACAAGTGGAATACGGTTCATCGGATGATATGAATGTTGGAGCGTATGGAGCAATTCCATCATATTACTGGAGAGTCAAAGGAACAAAACATACATTTGTAATACCTATTGTACGTATAGATTTTTTAAGTTCAGGAAATTATAAGAAACACTTTGAAGATGCACTGGAAACTTTTAGAATGGATTATGTCGATTGGAAAGAAAAAGGATTCGCCAATGAGTGGTCCAGAGATTATCAAAGACAATTCTCCAGACTTATCATTGTATAATGTTAAGATAAAGAAAATAAATAAAGTCACAATTAAAAATAAAGAAAATGGAACCTAGATATTTCCAGTGGATTGCCGGCGAGCAACGAGGTCAAGTACAATTTTTTGATAAAATCGAAACTGAAGGACCCGATGTATTTATCATATTTAAAGATAATACTCGTATAAACGAATCTTTAGTAGCACCTATAAATCAAAAAGATCTTACAGGAAAATTGATGGCTGAAATAGATCATCCAAACAACTGTTGGCAATTTAAAGAAGAGTGGGTTGGAAGAGAAGAAGAAAGATGGGAAATGGATTCCGGAGGAATTAAGCAATTAGTTATCCCATTTAATCCGGGCAAAAAAGTAGTGCATCTTATGCCTCCAAATCCCTCAGCGCCAAGAAGCTCTAATTTTGGGCAAATATCAAATGCGCCTCCAGTGCCAGCTTACGATATCCCTACACCAGAAACAACTAAAATTGATAAATCCGATCCCATATATATTTTAATGTCAAAAGCTAAGAAAGTTGATAGTGAAATAACTATGGGTATGATTATTGCTTTACCACCTAAAAACTTATATGAACTTGCAAAAGATTCATTTGAAGAAGGCAGTGTCAAATTCATAAAATATATTGTCGATGAATTAACTGTAGAAGAAATTAAAGAAGCATTAAGAATAGCTGTTAAAGAAATGTACGAGGGTGTTCCAGAAAATACGAATATATAAAAAAATTAATTCATAAACATGGATAACTTAAATATTGAAAAGAAAACAGTGTTAGAAGGAAAATTTGAGGATGTAGTGCAAATTCAAGAACATTATTATCTTGTTTCCAAAAAACATAGAGTAACTGTTTTGCCATACACTATTGACTCACGAGGATTATTAGATAAAGTAGGTGTTATTAAAGACTATAATTATGTTTTTGAAGAATACGATTATACACTCTTAAATGATTATGTTAATGTAGATGACGGAACCAATTTGGTTGCAGCGAATAGAATATTATATGAGACTATCGGTTTAAACATAATCAATGCAGACGATTGGATGTATTTAGGAGGACTTTACAACAATTTAACTTCAGACTCAGCAATTGACTTATATTGCGTAGATCTTACAGGAAAAGAAGTTAGAGAAACAGAAGAGGCTCAAGAAGATAAAGGGAAAATTAACTTTAAAATGATAGATAGTAGTTATGTTATAACAAGCGACGACACATTATTACTCGCATCATACTTAAGACTATTCAATTACTTTTATGTAAATGCACTAGATAAATAAATATTCACTTTAAAAATAAACATTATGAACAGAAAAGATCGCAGACGTACATCTAAAAGATTAGGCATCATGCAATATCAAGGAAAACTTCCATTAACAAAAAGACTCGAATTACTTCATGAAAATGTCATAATCGGTAAACAAATGGAAAGAGAAAATGTTGAAAAAATCAAATTAGACATTACTGCGCAACTTGAAGAAAAAGAATCACAAGCAGTTTATCATTTAGCTGAAGACCTTGCAAAAATTAAAAAAATTCCCGTTATGGATGCAATGAGCGAAGCTCAAAAGGAAATTGACAATCGAAGAAAATAAATTCTATGAAGTTTTACGTGACGATTGAAGGAACACCAAGACTTAAAAAATCATTTCTCAATCTTAAATTATTTTCAATTATCTATATTCCTGAAATATTGGAGCAATATGGATATACATATTCGACCATAGATGATTATGGGTCTTTCATTATAAGTAACCAAATTAATGAACTTATAAAGACTTATGCAAAATCTAAAAGAATACGAGGCATAATATATTCTAATCCAGATATAGACGAGAATATCTTGCCAAATATTTTTGATACCCTAGCAGACATCAGTTCTATTAGTGAAGTAGTACTTATGGATGATTATAATGTTCCTAAATTGGCACACTTATATCAAAATTTCGATGAAATAGTGTTCTTTCCCTCAATTAAGAAAATAAGACTAATTGAGTGTCAAAAAATCTCTAATCTTCAAAATATAGAATGGAAAAATAAATAAAAGCGAAATTCTAACATATTCAGGCCTGACCCATACGGTCGGGCTTTTTTATGTGGATATATAAATAAAAAGTGTTATTATGGCAAAGACTGCTAAACAATATGTTGATCAATGGAATAATCAGGCAAGTGATTGGACAAGTTTTGAAATGCTTTCCACTCAACAACCATGTATTAAAAGTGCGGTAATCAATTTATATAAGAATGGATATAAAGACGATACACTTCCTGTTAAACAAGGGCAAAAATCAAATCTTCAAGATACAATATTTAAAACAATAAACACTACTGCTAAAATTGATACAGTCAGTAATCGTACTGATAACTTAAAAAGCTTTAATTCAAATGAACCTAATAATGTTAGAAATGCTGCAAACTGGGTTTGGAAAACTTATGGAAAATATTATATAAGTGCCAATATATTTACTCCTTGTGCAAACGCTTTAATCGCAGGACAAAATTCAGATAATGCAAATACTAGTAAAGTTTCACAATCGATATTCACACCTGATGACATATTAACAAGACCTTTTGATAGAAGAATGGATCGTTTGGAAAAAGCATTTACTGCTGCATCAGATCAACCTTCTATACGATATGTTCCTTTTTCTTCTGATTTTGCTGAATTATCAACTACAGGTTATTTGATCAATCAAAACACTTTAAAAGAAGCATTAAAAGCTAAAACAACAAGTCGCAATAATGACGATATACTCAAAAAAACACAAGCTGAATATGATACAATGGCTAATGATAATTTTTATAAAGGTGTTCCTGCGTTGCAAAACTATTATGCTCTTGTACGTTTATACGGTTCTGATGGTGGCAAATATTTAGTTAATCAAAAAAATCAAAGAAGATGGTATGAAGTTGATTCAACATCAACTGATCAAGTTAACTTTGCATCAACTCCAACGACTACGGCCTTAATATCTTGGGGACAGGGTGATCCTTATGGAAGAACACCTTATCAATTTACAGATTTTGTATTCGCAAAATATTGGAGAAAAATTGAAAATAATAGACTTATAACTCTTAGAAGATATGCTGCTCCTATTTTGGATAACATGAAATTTCCTGGAATGATTAGTGGATCGGTTCCTCAAAATTCCGGTACTGGAGGTTCTGATGTAGTTAAAGCTGCTGGTACGACAAAAAGTGAGGGCACCGCTTTTCCTCCAATGGCAACAGCAATTACGTATTTTGGTGGAGAAACAGGAAACACACTTAATAATATTCTTAAATTTACTACAGGAGTTTTATGGGATGATGTTCAAGCGTCAGTATGGGATGTTAATACAGATTCTGTTCCTGATAATAAGTCAGGTATTGGTAGTATTTTTGGTGGAATAGCAAAATTTGGAGAAATGTTAAATGTTGCAGGTGGTAATTTTGATAGATTAATGGTTCAAAATGCTGGTCAAATGCCGCCTGACCCTTACAAAGATGGTCCTTATGAAAACAGAATTCAGGGTCCTCTTAATAGAATAGACTCAGTTAAGAAACGTAAGCCTGGATTAGCTTTTGAATGGAGTGGAATCAATTTAGTTTTTGAATATGTAGGTAGACCTGTAGGCGGAATTAACCCTAAGGCTGCTTTACTCGATATAATGTCAAACTTTTTAGTAATAGGTTCGGCCAGTGCAGTATTCTTCGGAGGGGCACACAGATTTATGGCAAATCCTGCTAAATATCCTTTTCTTGGAGGGCAAGAAGGTATTGAAAAGTGGTATTCTGGAGACCCAGTTGGTTGGGGATTAACTGTTACAAAACAATTTACTCAAGGTGGAGCAAATCCAAAGGGTGGTGCTTCACCATCAGGAGTAGCTTCAGGATTAATGAAAAGTATGGAAGGATTTTTCAATCAATTATTCAGTGGTGAAAAAGGAAACATATTTGGAGCTGTTACAAGTTTATTCACAGGAGCACCCGGAAATTTAGTCAATAATTACATAGCAAAAAAAACAGCAGGTCAAATTCCGTATCTTCAAGGAATGAAAGCAATCCTTACAGGAGAACCTGTTGGAGAATGGCATGTCACAATAGGAAATCCTCTTAACCCAATCGCAATGATAGGAAACTTAATTTGTGAAGGTGTTACAATGGAATGGAACGAAGAATTAGGACCAGATGATTTTCCAACTGAAATCAAATTCACAGTTAAATTATCACATGCCATGGCAAGAGATAGAGATGCTATTGAATCGGCATTTAACCGAGGTATGGGTAGAATTTACAATCTTCCAGACTCAATGTCAGGAAGTGCCGATTGGCAGACAAAAGTTGATAAGCCTACACAACAAACTACTCAGAATGGCAGTATGCCCAATGGTAGAATGGGTATTTTATTGAATGAAGAAACACAAACTGGAAGAAAAGTCAATACAAAACAAGGAACAAAACCAAATCCTATGGGTGGAGAAACAAGTGTTTGGAATAGAACATCATTCAATCTTGGAATATCTGAAAATTCAGCTACACAATTTATCAATGATCCAAATAACATTTTCATGAGTTCATATAGAGCTGCTAACTGGATTGCACAAAGATCATTAACTTAATAAAATAATAATCACATTATGTTTCTTAATAGTTTAGATGAAAAACCTGTATTTACAAGACCTGATGGAATCGAAATTAAAGATTTAACAGCGTCTATGTTTGATATGAGAGTAGACAATAATATAAAGTACAGCATTTATAAAGTTCCTAAAGAATATGAAATGAGACCCGATTTAATATCGGGTGCTGTCTATAACAATTCTTTATTTGCAGAAGTTATTTTGAAGTTCAATGGAATTTCAAATGGTTTTTCAATTCAAGAAGGTGATATGATTTTGATCCCTGCTTTGGATTCAATGGCAGCTATTGTTGCAAAACCAGAGGGAACTGATATTGATGGAGCAAAAGCAATTCGAAATAGTTACAAATACATTGATCCTACAAAAATTCCAAGAACGGATGATAATTTTCAAAACAGACAAATTATTAGTGGCGCTCCAGCTAATGCATTGCCACCTAACTTGGCTCAGCCTGGAGAACAACAAATAACTTATCGTAATGGTAGAGTTTATTTTGGAGCAGGTGTTGATACATGCTTGCAAAACGGAATGACACAATCTGAATTCTTGACAACAGTAATTAAAAGCAAAACAACATAATGGCATTAACTTTTACACCAAGCAGTTCTACTCCACCCAAACCCGCTACTGAAAAGCAAGGAACGGTTTATAGAATTGAAACTTTATTTGAGAAAACAATTAAACTGGACGAATTATCAATTCCTGGTGCAGATACTCAAGGCGCGCAAAGAGCTCAAGATGTTATTGGTGTTGAATTCCCTCTAATCAAAATAAATGATTATATTTTTAGTAGAGATGAAATACAATCTGTTAAGATAGATTGCACTGAATTTTTACCAAAGATAACTTTAAGTGTTGGACTTTTAAGTCAATTGTTTCTTGCAAAGGAAATGCCAAAGGATGGTGATATCATATCTCTTGCTATTCGTAATAAAACAGACTTACTTAAAATTATTCGTAATGATTATGTAATTACAGCAGCACATGTTATGCCGAATACAACTGAAACAAAAGGTCCCGTATTCATAACATTTTATGGCGAACTATTTATTCCAGGATTAAAGAGTCAAAAAAATGATACTTCTTTTGAAGGAACAACTATGGATGCTTTAAAAGATTTTGCAAAAACATACGGATTGGGATTTTCAACTAACGAAGATAATACCGATGATAAACAGATCTGGTTGAAAGCAAGTCAGGCAGGAGATATTTACATTAATCATTTAACAGAAAGAGCTTGGAAAGATAACAATTCTTTTTACAAATCATGGATCGATATTTACTACAACTTAAATTTTGTTAATTTGAATAAAGTTATGTTATCTGCAGAAACAGAAGTTGATATTGCAGCTTTAATTTCTAACGTTGATAGTAATACAAATTATAAACCTGATACAGATGAAAGCAAGGTAATGCCTACCGTTAAAGTGTTTTCAAACTTTCCAAACTTTAGAACAACACCTTTTTATATAGTTAGTTGGAGACCACTCAATAGATCATCATCAATAACATTTCAAATTGGAGCTAAAATGACATGTGAAATGTTTGAGCATAATAATAACTTATATGCAAATAGTGATGCAAAAAAATATTGGGACATAACAGTTGAACCCTCATATGATACTGCTAAAGTTAATAAGACTATTTTGTTAAGAGGGCGTGCAGCTTTTGTAGATTCTTCAACAAACACTGATTTAAAGAGAGCAAATTATTCATACGTTGATATTTACGAAAAATTTCCCTGGTTAGGAGTTCAATATACGATAAGTAATCCTGAAGCTGATAATTTACAATGGGATGGTAATCATCACAGAAATTATCAACTTGCTAAGATTAAAAATCTTATGAATAAAAAAGAACTTGATAAATTAAACTTGCATATAGAAGTTCAGGGAAATAACTTTAACATTATTCGAGGAGATAAAATGCCTGTTGCTTTAATTAGAACAGATGCTGTTGATAGCATGAGAGTTAATCCTGATACAAACTTTAATGATTCATTAGATTTATTTTATAGTGGATGGTATTTAGTAAAAGGTTTTGTATTAGATTGGGTGGGTTCAAATAATGGTGGAATAATAAGTAACTTTAAACAGGAATTTATTCTAACAAGAAGGGAATGGCCTGCACCTATTCCAATTGATCCTATCGAAACACCAGCGGTCATAAATCAATGAAATAAATAGATAATATGGCAGATATTTATAAGACATTTAGAGGGGTAGAATCCCTTGCACAAAGATTTTCTTTATCAAAAAGATTTGATGAACCCACATACTTTTCGTTTCGACTTGTGTTTGGATCGGATTCTGATCGCGTTTATAATATGGCAAATAGCCAAGCGTTATATGATACGATGCCTCATCCTTTGTTTAACCCTGCAAGTAAAATAATTATACCTGCATTTTCATCTGGAGTTACTATTCCTCAAACTGAAAGCGTGGCATATTCTGCAATGGACTATTTAAACAATTCAAATGAACCTACTAGAGTTTCTATGCTTGAAGAATTTATTACTAAATTTAATAATCTTCAATATCAATATCCATATTACTTCCAATCTATTGATGGCGTTTCTGATTTACTTAAAGTTGATCCTACAAAAGGCCAAAGAATATCAAATGACAAGAAAATTTCTATTACATGTCTTGAAGGCTTAGATTTAAGAATGAGTTACTTAATGAATCTTTATAAGAAGATTGTATGGGACGATGTTTATCAAAGATGGGTACTCCCGGATATGATGAGATATTTTACTCTCACAATTTATTTAGCAGAATTTAGAACTTTTCATACACCAAATGGTACTGATGGTTACGGAACTGGACAAATTCCTCTAGCAGCTGTTAACGTTCCTCAATCAAATGTAGACCCGAATCAATTAATACGACCAAAACAATATAGTCCAATAATTCCAGCACCAGCTCAGAATTCATTGGCTACGTCTCCTTTATATTTAAAAATATTAGATAATGTATTGCCTACATGGGTAATAACTTGCGAAATGTGTGAATTCGATATAACCGATGTAACACATGATCATTTAAATGGATTATCTGTTGCAACTGATCCTGCACAAGGCGCGGTTAAGTTTGGTGTTAAAATCGGAAACATTAAGGAATTACAAACTTATCCTACTTTCCAGCATATGTTTCTAAGTGATAGAAAACTTAATGGACTCAATAGAGCACAAGATACAATATCAACTTCAAGTGATTCGAATAGTTCTTACGTATATCCTGCAACATTACAAGTTGCACAGACCAGAGATGCGGCTTCACCAGACAATCAGCACATATCTGGAACACCTTATACAGAACAACGAAATAAACTTACAATTACTGATACTCAAGGAATTCTTCCCGATCCAGCTCCATCATCAGAATTAAATAGTCATTTTTATGATGATAGATCAGGACAGCCTACTACAGCGCCGGTTGATCCTAACAATCCAAACACAGTTATTGGAAATGCAATACAATTTGGGGCAGCATTTGCTAAAAATATTATCAAAAAAGTTGTTGATAAAGCTAAAATAACCGATATCCCAGGATTGGGTGTTTCATTCACAGAGATTAAAGCAGCGATACAATCAAAAGATATTATTAGTGTTTTAGGATTAATTAGAAAAGGCATTAACGAAACAGTTAAAGGATATGGCAATGCTCCATCAGAAAGATTGAATCAGCCTATTCAGACCGATAATATTATGCGTGGTTTTTTAACTACTCTTACAAAATCAGAAGCTACTGATGATGATACATTGGCATTACAAGGTGCTGCAAACATGGCGTTGAATGATGCAAATGTTTGGAAAAAAATAACAGATTTATCTTTAGCTACTAATCTTATTGGAAAAGGTGAAGTAAATAGCGAAAATAAAATTGCTAGTCCAAATACGTATACGCAAATACAACAAAAAGAATCAAACATAATTGTAATTCCTGTACCTGTAGTTCTTCAAAGAATTGATGCAAATGCTGCATCAGGAAAAATTAGCGAAGGAATTCTTAATCAAGGAAGCGCTTCAAGTTTATTAGCAGGAAATATTACACAAAATCAAATTAATGAAGGAATTGCTTCAGAACGTTTAGTATCTTCAACAGAAGGTGGAACAAATCCTGAACTTGCTGCATCTTCTAATTTAGGAGGTCAAATTGGAACAAATAATGTTCAAACATCGCCATCATCTAAATTAGGGACAAAAGTTGAAAATAATTCTACAGAAACCAAGGCATCAGCAAATTTAAGCGGTGATATTACGGGCAGCGGACCGCAGCCTAAGTCTTCAACTTTGTTAACATCGAATTTGCAAAATAATGTCGATATTCCAATCGCTTCATCGTTATTAAATTCAGGAATTCAAGGTAAAGTAAATCAACCAAGTGCATCAGTACTTTTGGCAAATGAATTAAATGGTGGCGAAAAAATTCCAGTAGCATCAACTTTATTAGGTTCAACAATAGAAGGAAATAAAATAGATAGACCTGCACCAAGTATTTTATCAAGAAAAATTGACGTTTCACAAGTTATAGAATATGCGCCAACTTCAGCATTTAAACCAATTGAAGATGGGAAGTTTAAACAACCAGATCCAGGTCAAGCAATTAAAAATGGACAAGAATAATGAGAGCTAAATTCATTAACGAAAAATTTAAAGAAGAATCAGATCCTGTAAAAGATATGGGTATTAGCGCGATCGCGGATCTTAAAAAACGAAAGTGGATTTTTTCTAATGCAACTATTAATGAAATTATTACTACTCGTGAGCATAAAATTCTGTTTTATCGAAATATGTATATCATACTTTATAAAGACGGTATAAATAATGACTGGCGAGCCGTAACAGATATTTATCCTATAGATTCAGGTTCATATATAACGTCATACGATATTGATCAAAATCGCTTAATTAAAAAAGTTAAATTGGCTATAGGAAAAAAAGTTAATAAATACGAACGTAAAAAGAAAGTAAACGAGAAATTTTCAGAAGATTCTGATCCTATTAGAGATATAGGAATCGGCATATATCGATCTGCAAATTATGAAACAGCAAATCAGGCCGCTAAATTTTTAATTAAACACTTATGCACTATTCTTAAAGTGGATAAAATTCCAAATAATATTATTAAAAAACATGATGATCCATTATTATTGCAAAACATAAATCAAAAATATTGGCCAATTTTAAAAGAATTTATGATGAATTATATTAAAACACCAGATGGCAGAAGAGAGCTTTCATTTTGGTCAAAAATTTTAAGTGAAGTACTTAGATTACTACGGAAAAAAGGATATCCCAAAGATGTTAATGAAGCTTTTACTGAAGGTGGAGATCCAATACGAGATATGGGTATTGGAGTATTTGTAAAGAAAACATATAATCATGCTAATGTTGCGGCAAAACATATATATACTAATTTGTCAGATATAATGAAAATGGATAAAATTCCTGATGACGTTATTTATCCCATAGGTTATGTAGATCCAAAAACAGGAGTAAGATTAGCGTTTAATTCAGAATATTTAAAATTAATTACAGATTATTTGCATAAATACATTATTAACGACACATCTTTTAAAAGTCAAACACTAAGAGAATTGTATCAAATATTAATAATGGCAGGGTACCCTAAAAATAAATAAATTATGCCACAATACTCAGTAGATATAGACTTTATTCAAAATGACCTTCACGACAACGATTGGGTTGGCATTGTTATTAACACCAATGATCCTACGTTTTCTGGAAGAGCTCAGATTCGTACACTTGGATTAATGGATGGAATAAAAGACGAACACTTACCTTGGGTTACTCCAATCAACTCAACAATATTTGCGGGTAATGGCGCAGGTTCTTTATCTGTTCCTAAAGTTGGGCAATTTGTTAGAGTTCAATTTAATAATGGAGATCTTTACGCTCCTGAATATACGACAATTCAAAATATCGATACAGATTTAATAAAAAGAATTAAAGATGATTATCAAGGGACTCATGTTCTATTATATGATCCGGGCGAAGAGCTTACAGTTATTTATCAAAGAAAAAGTGGTTTTCAGATTTTTTACAAGAGTTCTTTCTTTCAAATAACTCCTGACGCTTTAGTTACGTTATCAACTCCAAACGGAGATTCAATTGTTCAGATGGACACAGATACGATAAATATATCGACTAAGAATGAGGTAAATATTTCGGCAGCAAGTAAAGTCGAAGTAACAGCAGATGAGGTGAAAGTAAACGGATCACAAACTACAAAAATCGGTCCTGGACCTTACAATCATGCTTTAATGGCTGAGCCATTCTGGGCTTTACTTTCAACAATGGCGACTGCATTAGATGCTAAAATGCCCGCCACTCCGGGAGTAAATGTGGGATTAGTAGAAGCTGCTAAACAATCAGCAACATCAACAAACGTAATGATAAGTGTATAATGAGAGCACGATTTATAAATGAGAAATTTAATGCTGATTCCGATCCTGTTCATGATATGGGAATAGGAATAGAAGAATTCAGAAAGCAAGTAACAAAATTAGAAATTACTCGAGTTCTTGATGCCTTAGATTATCAAACAGTAAAAATTTTAACTGATTTTTTCAATTTACCTATAGAGAAAATTTATTATTTGGGTGATATATATAAGCGTGTTCCTGATAATATTGATGATATAAATAAAGCTATTGATGAAGGAACGGAAATATTTAATAAAAGCATAAAAACATCTGGACATCGTAACGAATACTCAATAATAAAAGGATATAAAACAAAAGCTGGAAAGTTAATTACAATGCATTACACTTATGAAGGTGAAGTTCCTGAAGACAATGATGATGTGATGCAATACATTGGAGATATTTATGCAGTAATTGAATTCGATTCAAAACAACAATTATTGCCAATCATAATGAAATTTCATTAAAATGAGAGCCAAATTTATAAACGAGAAATTTACCGAAGGCGGAGACCCTGTAAAACAAATGGGCATAGGCGCGTTTAGTAAAAAATATGTTCAACGCGAAATTGAAAAAATGCGTGGGCATAAAGAAGAAGATGTTATTGAAGACTTTATTACTGACTTAGCAAATGATGAATATGGAGCCGCATTTGATATTTATTTAGATTTTGATCAAAAAGAAGAATTATTTTGGCTTTTCCTCCTTTTAGGAAAGAAACGAATTAAAGTAATTGGATTTAATCCTGATGATGAAAAAGTTCCAGCCAAATATTATGGTGATTGGAGAGATCAATTAACTTATGTATATGATAAAAAAATTAAGCCAT